AACTGTTGGTCTATCTGCTACAGTCCACCGAGAAGATAACGTGCTCGGCGGCCGTGATGTTGACGATGGACCGTCTTCGGAAAGAAAAAATTCCCTACAAGCCGTTGATCATCATGCACGACGAGTTTCAATGCATGGCCCCGGAGGAGTACGCGGAAAGGGTCCGGGAGATCGGCATAGAAAGCTTCAAAGAAGGTCCCAAGCTGTTCGGGATAGACATAATGGACGGGGACGGCAAGGTGGGGAATTCCTGGTACGAAACGCACTGAGGAGCCTCACATGCAATTCTACGACAGCAGCAAGGTAGTGGTCTCCTTCGATCCGGACATGGCGGTGGATTTCATCGAGTCCATGGGAGACATGAACGACGCGTTCAGGTTCCTCCCGCACGGTGGGTTGGGCGAGATCCTGGGGTATGGCAATCTAACCTTCATCTTCTTGGAGGACTACAATGACAGGGAGGACGTACATGACATACTGGAGTACGCGAACAAGAACAACTGCAAGGTGCTGTACCTCGAGTACTGGAGGATACACTGCCCGGTGTTGCACTGAGACGTCGTCATGAGCACCGTGGCTCTGATCGACGGGGACGTGCTGGCCTACCACTCCTGCAGGCCTCGCGGCAAGAATCGAGAGGAAGGCACGATACTCATGAAGTTGGACGAGGACGGCAGAAAGATACACCCGGAGTACACGAGAAAGGAGGACGCCAAGTACTTGATGCAGTCTTGGGACAACTTCAAACGCAAGCTGGACGCCACCATGAAGAAGGTGTACTGCGATGAGTTCATGATGGCCGTGGGTGGCAGGGACAACTTCCGCCTGAACATGTTCCCGGACTACAAGAACAACAGGCACCGGAACCCCAAGAAGCAGAACAAGTTCGTGCCGATGATCAGACAGCTGGCCGTCAGGGAGGGTCTCGCCGTGTTCGCGGACTACCGGGAGGCGGACGACTACATAAGGACGTGGGCGATCGAGTGCGCCCGGACCGGCCGGGAATACATAGTGTGCACCATCGACAAGGACCTGCGGTGCATACCGGGCAAGTACTACAACATGATGAAGGAGGAGATGGAGACGATCACGGAGCACGAGGCCATGCGTCTGTACTACGAGCAACTGATCATGGGAGACCCGACGGACAACATACCGGGACTGCCCGGCGTCGGTCCGAAGACCGCCCGCAGCCTGCTGTTGCGCTGTGAGACCAAAAAGGAGTACCGCAAAGAGGTGATGGCCCTGTACCGGTCTTTCTACGACGACGAGTGGAAGGACTACCTTCTTTCCAACGGGAAGCTCATCCACATACAGCGACACCTGAACGACTTCTTCACGCTGGAAAATTGGTGATGGAGATACCCAAGGTGGACCTGAGTGTGCCGGACTTCGACAACGGACATTGGTTGTTCCCGGAGAAGATGGGGGAGGGCGTGGGCTTCATATACGTGGTCAGAGACAATTATTTGGAGAAGTTCTATCTGGGAAAGAAGTTCTTCCACGGACACGGGAAGTTGAACAAAGGGATGGAGTCCAACTGGCGTAAGTACGTGTCCAGCAGCAACCTGCTGAAGACGATGTTCGGGGAGCGCCCCAAAGAAGAGTTCGACTTCGTCTGCTTGGAGCAGTACGAGATGAAGGGAGCGCTCTCTTACGCCGAGACCTGGACGCTCTGTCTGGTGGAGGCCCCGACCACGGAAGACTGGTACAACACGCGAGTGGAGAAGGTCTCGTGGCGCGTGCGCGAGAGAATAACGGAACGTCACAAAGAGAGATTGGAGAGAGTCATGATGATGGACGGTTTCGAGGAGGAAAGATGAAATTTTTTCAAGTTATGTTCATATTGGTGGCCATGCTCTTTTTCTACATGTCCGCCCTGGAGATCTTCGAGAACGGAGTGTACGGACACGTCGAGCTGTTCATGTTGGGCGTCTTCGCCGTCATAGTGGCTCAGATATTCAAAGGTGTGGAGGAAGCCATGAAGGCTTCCAAGAAAGAATGAAGGTGAGCGATGGGAGACATATACATCAGGAACCAGCCGTGTCTCGACCCCGAGTGCGGCTCCAGCGACGCCCGCCAAGTGTACGAGGCGGGAGACTCTTTCTGCTTCTCCTGTAACAAGTGGTTCCCGGCCCAGAACGGCGAGAACTTCGAGGAGATGCAGGTGAAGGAAGAAAGGAGACAGAAGAAAGTGAGACGAGAGGAGATAGAGGGTCTTCCGAGTAGAGGTTTCGAGGACCGGAAGATATCGAAGAAGATCACCGATTTCTTCAAGGTGAAGTGTTCCTACGGAGAGGACGGTGAGATCGACGCGCACTACTACCCATATCAGGAGGGGAAGGCTTACAAGATCAGGACGCTGCCGAAGAAATTTCGGTGGGAGGGTAAGTACGAGAACAGCCTGTTCGGGAAGGAGCTGTTCAACGGCGGGAACAGACGGGTGATCGTTACGGAAGGAGAGCTGGACGCGATGGCCGTGGCCCAGGCGAGTCTCAACAAGTACGGCAAGATATACCCCGTGGTGTCCATCGCCTCGTCCACGATGTTGAAGGCCCTCCTCGAGAACAGAGACTGGCTGCGGTCCTTCGGAGAAGTGATTCTGTGGTTCGACAACGACGCTCCGGGCCAGAAGGCGATGGAGACTGCCGTGCACTACATCGGTCTCGACAAGGTGAAGATCGCCAAGGGCAAGCACAAAGACGCCTCGGACGAGTTGTTGAACGAAGGTTTCAAGGGCGTGAGTGAGGTGGTGTGGGACGCCACGTCCTACGTGCCGTCGGGGATCATCGACAAGGACGAACTCTGGCGCAGGCTCGTGGAGTACAACGACAAGCCGTCCGTGCCGTACCCGCCGTTCCTCGCGGGGATCAACGAGAAGCTCAAGGGTCACAGGACGGGAGAGATCACGACGTTCATCTCCGGCACCGGCGCGGGCAAGTCCACCCTGCTCAGGGAGGACATCCTGCACCTGTTGGAGACGACGGAGGACAAGATCGGGGTGGTCAGCTTGGAGGAATCGCCCGAGGAGACGGCCAGGAAGCTCGCGGGCATGCTCCTGAACAGGAACCCGGCCAACGAGGAGATATCCCTAGACGACCTGAAGGTGGGCTTCGACAAGGTGTTCGGCGAGGATCGGGTGATCCTGCTGGACCACCAGGGCAGCATGAAGGACGAGTCCATCGTGGACAAGTTGGAGTACATGGCCCTGTCCGGGTGCCGCTACCTGTTCATCGACCACATCACCATCCTGGTGAGCGAGGGCACGGAGAACCTGCAGGGAAACGAGGCTCAGGACAAGATCATGAACGACCTACTGAAGATCGTGAAGAGGCATCCGGTGTGGATCGGGTTGGTCTCCCACCTCCGTAAGGTTCAGAGCGGATCCAAGAGCTTTGAGGAAGGGAAGATGCCCAACATAGACGACGTGAAGGGATCTGGGTCCATCAAACAAATATCGTTCGACATAGTGGCTTTCGCCAGAGACATGACGGCGGAGGACGTGAATGTGAAAAATACCATTAAGATAAGTGTGTTGAAGAGCAGGTTCACGGGTCTCACCGGACCTGCGGGAGGTGCCTTCTACGATTACGGCAAAGGTAGGTTGGTGGCCCTGGAAGACGAGAAAGAAGAACGATTCACCGTGGTACCCATTACAGGAGATTAAAAAGAGATGATGAGCTTTGATGAGCTACCGGCGGTGGACACTCCCTGGAGTTCCGTCGGGTACTTGACGTACAAGAGGACGTACAGCCGCAAGCTGGACGAGACGCTGGACAACGACTCTCCGACGGAGGAGTTCGAGGACACGGTCTTGAGGGCGATCAACGCGTGCGACAAACAACTGCATTGTGGCTTCACCAAGGACGAAGAGTTTCGTCTGGCGGAGTACATGCTCTCACTGAAGGCATCCGTGGCGGGGAGGTTCTTATGGCAACTGGGGACGGACACGGTCGATCGCTTCGGCCTTGCGAGTTTACAAAACTGCGCGTTCACCACGGTGGACCATCCGATCCGACCATTCACGTGGTGCATGGACATGTTGGCACTAGGAAGTGGGGTGGGATACAATATCCAGAAAGAGAACGTGGACAAGCTTCCGAAGGTGAAAGAGTGGTTCAGTGCACCGTCGCGCTTAGACGATGGCGGGGCGGACTTCATCGTGCCGGACTCCAGGGAAGGATGGGTCCGTCTCCTGGGGAAGACCTTAAAGGCTGCCTTTCTCTCCCACTCACCGGAAAAGGGTTCATTCACCTTTTCTACACAGGTGATCCGGGGAAAGGGTTCTCCGATAAGGGGGTTTGGAGGAGTCGCTTGTCTAACGGGAGACACTGTCGTATATAAGGACAGAAAAAAGGCTCAAGACCAGAACGAGAGTACCATTGAAGAACTATATCAAATGGAAAGAGGTCTTGGTTTTTGGGAAGGCAAGCCCAATCACTTTGACAAGGTGAAAATCAGGTCTTTAGACGAAAGCACAGGAGGTTTTTATAGAAACAATGTTGTATCGGTAATTGATAACGGTATCGCCGATGTCTATGAAATTACGACGAGCCTGGGTTATACCATAAAAGCGACGATGAACCATCGTTTTATGGATGACTCAGGTAATTATCAATTTCTTAATAATTTTGCAGAAGGCGATTTAATTGCGGTCAACGGAACTGCACTGCAACCTCGCAAAGCTTGTGTAGATTGTGGAGAAGAAATATCACCGAGAGCAGAACGGTGTAACCACTGTAAGTATGTTAGACAGAGGGAAAGCGCAAATCAGCATTTTGATGAAAACCCTTTAAACAACAACGAGAACAACTTAATCGTAATTTGTGACAGTTGTCATAAAGACATTCATAAAACAACAAAGTACGTCGGAAACCCATACAGTCATCGATACGTCACTTATGATGAAATTCTTTCGATTACCTATGTGGGTAAAGAGCAAGTATATGATTTACAAATGGAAGCGCCAAATCATAATTTTGTGGCGAATGGGTTTGTCAGTCATAACTCCGGACCGGAAGACCTGTGCTGGGGCGTTGACAAGATCGCCGAGGTCTTAATGAAGCGCCGGGGCAAG